ATCGCCATGACAGTACACTACGTTGTCTATCACAACGCTTTCAACGAAATCCCAGCCAGGAGCTTCAAGTACTTCACTGTACTTTCTGACCCACCGCTTAGAGATCCCAGCAGTGTAAGCCTTACGATGGACTAGCCTATCGTGATTGCCTATACAGACGTAGGCATCAGGGAAAGCCCTGTACCACTTACCTATTCTTTTTATGGCCCTGTCTAGTTCTTCGCCAGCAGAGTAGCCATCGGGGTCTGTCTCGTGATAGCTGCTGTAATGATTATCAATAACATCACCGATAAATACAACTTTGTTGCAGCTAGATTTACGATCCACGTTTTTGCAGAACCTTAGATATTTATCTAAGCAGAAAGGCTCATGCAAATCCCCGATGGCCAACACCACTGACATCACACTAACGAGAAAGTCTTCTGAATGCTAACTCCTGCATAAGAATCCTAACTTCTTGCACGTCCTTGTTCAGGGCGTTTGTGAGCAGTAGCTCCACCCCTGCAAGGGTTAGCTCTTCAGTAGTGATCTCACGTACCTTTGGAGCTGGTTGGACTGTACCCTGCTTATTAACATGGGTAGTAGTATCTTCATTGTACTTGAACTTAGGAGGATCTTCGGTGCTGTACACCTTAACTTCACCATCTATGTACAGACTGGCGTCAGTGGCGTATACTTCAGTCCCCTTCTCGTACTTGCTGAGAGGGGAACCTTTGTATATCAGACCGAAAGTTGATCCATCCTTGCGAGCAAGCTGGAAGTTATTAGCGGAGTCTCTGTATACCTGCTTAACAAGCTTCCCTTGAATCCATTTAGTTTCGCTCATGCTTACCATGGTAGATCGTCGTCGTCATCGTCAGCAGCGGTAGCCATGACAGGAATGTTCTTAGGCTCTTGCTTCTCCTGTTCAGCAGGAGTCATGGACCTGTTCGCTTTACGCTCCTCGAAGATAGCATGATTGTCTTGGATGAAGCGATTAACCGTGTCCACAAAGAAGTTATTCTGCTTCGAGTAATCGTAATAAGTCTTGTCGTTCAGGACAGTAGAATCAGCTTCAGGAACTCCAACGTATTTACCGTCCTCCCAAGGGAAAGCGGAAGCAATGTTAGCACCACCTTGCTGCATCGTGATGTAGATCGGTATGCTGATATGCTCGTTTCCTTGAGGATCTTTGTACTTGTAAGCTCCCTTAGCATTAGTCCAAGTGGATATGCTGATAGGAGAATGCACAGAGATGTTAGGAATCTTCTTGGCGATACCCTTGAAGTCAGTGCTTAACTTGCCTTCCTTCTTCCAAACAGGCACAGACAGAACGTCTACCCCTTGCTCATGGTTTAGTCCCATGTTAAGAACATCACCGTACATTCCGTTGTCGATCCATACGGATTCGATATTACCGAACAAGTTGTCAGTGGTGTACTGCCAGCGTTGCCCAGGAGCAGGCCGAGTGTACTTGTGCAGTACCCTCCCGTCATTCGCTTCAGAAGCGTTAATGTTCTGGTCACGGCACTTACTCCAGTAACCTCCATTAGTGTTATCTTTCTTCCAGTATCTTGTGTCTCTCATGAAGCGGTAACCTCCTGTTCTATGATGTATTTCTCTATAGTTTCTGGGCGAAACAATGTCCGTCCACCGATATTGACGTAGGGGAGTTTCCCCTCTCCTTTTAGCTTCCATACTGTTCGTTCTGAAACGCACAATAAATTAGCAGCTTCTTTAGAGTTCACTACTCTAGGTTTTATGTTAGTCGTTGTTGTCATTTATGTGTTATATTATTGGTAACAAAACTCATACTGTTGATGGTGATATGCAGTGGAAACATCACTCCATATATCGTAATTTTGCAAGTCTCTACTCAATGTCAAGTCAACAAAAGATTTAATCCTTGACAACGCTGTGTAAGTAAGCCCAGGAGCCATGGGTACTTGCCTTGGCAACTGCAAATGTACTTTGTTCAATGTACTGCCTTGGCTAGAATGGATCGTCATGCTGTACCCAAGCTGGATAGGGAACTGAATGTACTGTCCCTTACTTTCATCAGTAATCTTTTCCTCTCCATCCTTGATCGTAACCTTTGGCGTACTGTCTTGGTACTTCTTTGGCTTAAGGTAAATAATACTGTTGTCGGAATCTCTGTGGATTATCATACGACCACGCTTATCCAATCCATAGAATGTGCCAGTGTCTCCGTTTACTATCTTTTGCATGACTCCCATTACCTTGTACGTCATGTTTGCTTTCACAACTACACGACAGAACTCCTTCAGATAAATGTTCTCCTCGATTGGAAGATCCTTGTCTCGCTTCTTCCTGAACGATCCAGAGCGAGTGGCGGAAAAACACAATAGCCTTCCTGGGAGTTCACTAAGCTTATCCTTATTAATCTTGTCACGTATCTTCCTGAGTGGAGTTAGTATAACCGCTTTACTGTCAGGAGGTTGTACACGTGTATTCAGATAGTCGATATCTATTTTAGTCTGAGCACCTACTCTAATTCTGTTCAGGATGTTAGCCTCGATAGTATTTTCTTGGCGTATAACTTTTGTAAGACTGACCTGGTGAAAGTCAGTATTGATTACGTTGCTTTGAAATAATCCGAAGGGAGCTTTGTAGCCGTATCCTTTAAGGCTCTGTGCGTCCTTGCCTTGTGCGACTGGTGGAAGCTGACCAACATCTCCAACGCATAGAACCTTAGCTCCTCCAAACGGCTCGATTGATCTACGAGCCTTGCGTAAGGCAGCTTCGATAAAGTCAAGGTGATCGCATCGTATCATACCGATCTCGTCTAGGATAATCCAAGAGCAGTGCTTCAGGACATCACGTCTATTTCCTCCGAAGTATCTGCAAGAAGGATCTTCAAATCTTTGTCTGTGCACTGGCTTCTCTTTGAAGTCTGGATTGATTGGTTGCGTCGAAGGTATGCCGAACAACTTGTGTATTGTACTACCTCCGATGATTGTAGCAGCTCTCCCTGTGGGCGCAGCCAGGATTGTGTTACCGAATGTCTTTACTATCTCTTTAATTAAGTAAGATTTACCTGTACCTGCTGATCCAAAACATATCAGTCTACTGCCTTGTCTGCCAGTCAGCATACAGTCCATGACGTGTTGTTGTTCTATCGTTAATCCCATTTAAATCCTTTATTTTTAAACTTCTTACTAAACTCAGTTATTAAGAAGTAAGTATTTTCTGTTCTGTAATCCCTTAATAGATCATCGTATCTGGGCACAGTTAGCCCCTACTAAAGGAGCTAACAGTCTATTCTTGATCCCTGTAATGAGTCAATCGTAGAGCTGGTGCCTGTGAGAACTCGGTACGTCACTATAATTCTCTTTCATCAGGCGTTAGCCATCGCAAACGCGATCCGTTTTACAAACCAGTCGGGCAACTTCTGGCAACCGATGTCCCTTGTACCACTAGGTACGCCTGATCTCAAGGCAAGGGCGCGCTAAGCTGAGAGGCATCATACACTACCTGTCAAGCCTACCTTCTTTTTCGTACAGGTACTCGAAGATGTTCTTGAGCTCATTCTTGGCCTCCTCAATGTCCCTTATCACTAGAGTAGTCAGTGAATGAGGGAGCCTGTTTTCTGCCAAGTAAAACACCATCCTGTCTAGGTGGTAGTCCAGCTTCTCCATCTCCCAGTGGCAAAATAGAGATGTCTTTAGGTCTTTGGGGTCTATGCCCATCTCCCGTATCTTATCTGTTTTTCTTGTCATAGTCCAACTTCATCTCTCCGTTATTGCTCGGCATACAATGTCCTCCAAGTCTTTTCTCATCACGTTTTGTGCAGCGATCTTCCGCACCTCATCCATCTCATCTTCTGTGATGGGATTGACGAGCTTCTTGATCCTCTGCACCTCATCAAGGTATCGCTGGTCCTTAATGTCATTGGGGACTTTGTCCATGAGGCTCCTGATGGGCACCATTTTGAGCTCCTCAGTTTCGTACTTCTTAGCCAAGTCATACATATGTTTTAAGGCAGTTGTTTCCTCTTGGCTATAGGAAACAGGCTTGCCTTTGTATATGATCGCGAAACGCTTGCCCCGATCATATTTTCTGTCCAGTTCGCTTTGGTCTATCATCTACTGATCCTTTTTTTATCATTTCCTGTAGCCAGTTTCTGTCTGATTCTGCGTAGCCGAACCTGTCAAGGTCACGGTACGCCACGATCAAATCGCAAGGCACCATCTCGGCCACCGCATGGAACTTGTACCGACCAAGGGCTTGCCCATCTTTAATTGGGCAATACCCTCTCTCCTCGATGCGAGGGTTTAGATCTTTTTGCCATTGCTTGTACACATGGTACTGCCCCCCCGCATCAGGGCGGTTGCACCCGTAAGTGCAGGTATCTAACTGCATATGTAGTCGGGTAGCTCTTGGGGTTCGTGATGAGACTTTATGAAAGCCTTGGTAGCTTCCTCGAGCCTTTCGATCTCCTTCAAGTCTAAAAACCGAAGGATCTCTCTGTTTCCAATCCAAACGCCTTGGATTTCCTTGTCGCTGAAATCCCACTGCACGTCGAATCTGCATTCGTCGTAGTGGATTTCTATTGTGTCTTTTGGTTTCATATTATCTCCTGTGTTAGGTTGTTAAGTTGCATTCAGAGGAAGCGAGCTGGTCGCCGAGGCTCCGATAGTCAGTGTCAGAGAAGATGTCTCTCCCTTGGGACAAGCCCTCGATTTTACCCTCGAAGTAAGCCTGGTTGATTTCATTTTCCAAGAACCCCATCGATTCGGAATCGTCTGGGTCGGACAGACATATATTAAGAGAGCTGACAGCTAGGTATAGCTGGTGTCTCATAGTCGCCTCATCTGACCGCTCGTAGTCTCCAATCGCTCCTTCGATAAATTGGATTGAGTTGCGTATATTGCGTTCCGTGTTTTTCATTGCATGTTTCCCTTCATTTTATTAGGTTAATAAATAGCGAGTACGTTATCGCTAAGATTGATACTGTTATACAAACAGCAGTCAAGATTTCTAAAACTTTTCCTAGTTTATCCATGGTTTTTTCTACATTTTTACTGCTTGAACGTGATACCGCGACACCAAGTCACCAGTATCTAAATCCCTGTTGGCTTTGTTGCCTGCTACGTGCTCGCACCAGCTATTCCACCAGTACTCACTCCCTCTCTCCTGACAGAAGCTTACGTAGTGTATAATTTTCTTACGCTTAGTCTCTGGCTTTAATCCCTTAGGCAAGCTTACGAAAGCTGGTCCCTTTCCTAGTCTCTTAAGGTTGTGACTGTCGAGACACGCTACGTTAAACCCTAGCATTTGTGCCACGAATGACGCCTTCACTAAGCCTAGGTTAGGTACCTTCAGTAGGATCTCTACCGCTTCGCATATCGCTGTGATGTCATCGTCTTTACACTCTCGCAAAGCGACTAGCTTACTCCACATTCTTTCCTTATGCTTCAAAGCGTAACGCCAACCGCTACGCTTGTTTCCCCATAAGAATCTAGACGATTCCCCTTGCTTCGCAATGTCCTTGCGTTGCAACTTTATTGTGCTGAGTCCAGCTTGAATCGAGCAAAGCGTGAACTCAATCACGTCCACTAGTCCTGCTGGACTAGCTAGAGCGTGATCCTCTATTTCTTTACAATCTCGTTGATACATTCTATTTCCTTTCTTATTTCGTCATGCAATTTTTGGAGCGTTTTGTTTCGCTTTTCGAGGTACTCCAGTCTTTCTTTTATCCTTTTCCCGTATCTTAAAGAAGACATGAACAGAACGTCCGTGCTTCCGCCGTACTCCTTTGCCTCGAAGAAAGCTTTCGCTGCTTCGATTGGACTTATCTTATCTTTCATGTGTTACCTTTCTACTATTTTTAGATCTCTACCTGTTTCAATATTGCCCTCTCGATTGAGGATTGCCAATTCGATTTTTGCTTCCATATCTTGGAAGCGGGCAATCGCTAGTTGAAGCTCTCCGTTTTCGACGTTTAGCTTTTTGTTTTCCTTTATGAGTCTACCAACTTTATCCTCGCAAAACCATCGCAAGCGGTTCGCTTGATCAAGTTTATCGTTCAAGGCTTTGTTTTCTTTTTCAAGTCTCGAAATTTTATCTCGGAAGCTTTCAATGCTTCTCTGCCTTTCGACTAATTGTTTATGACCTATCATTAAACTGACGTTACCTTTCTAAGCCTGTCGTACCTAATCATTACTTGATCTTGCGTGTCGCGTATCGAACAAGGCTTTCCGTCATAAGGGTGAAAGAAATCATTAATAATGAAATCCTTTCCCGCTTTCCAGTCAGCTTTCGCTGCCTTCGCTGATTTATAGTCCCTACCATAAGCTGGTGTAACTGTCATTTGTTTTCCTTTTGTTTAGTGTTATTGTTTATAGGTAAACGGTTGCAACCTAACCGAAACAAAATGCTCCGCTCGGTTGCAATTATTACCTATTGGCAAAGTTAAGTTCTGTTCCTGCCTTTCGCTCTACCTTTCAAAGTGTCTTCGCGTAATTTATAGCAGTGAATCTCTCTTCGATTCGAAAACTTAACACTAGGAACAAACGGCTTTGAAATCCACTCTCTACCTTGTTTTCTAGCGGGACGTTAGTATTAATCTGGTTTCCCTTGTATCTCGTTCTAGTAGAGAACTGACCTCCGCAAGCGAAGTCTTACTGCTTGTTTCCTAGTCAAACAAGCAAAGAGCTTTCCCTGAAATTCTACGTTTCCTGAGGTACCTCCTCAGATAGACTCCTCCGCTTTCCTAGACACTAGGCGCGCTTGGCTAATCCCGCAAAATTCAAAGAACGACAAAAAGAGAGCAAAAACGGGTATTAACAGCAAGACGAATTGAAAAAAACTTTTCGGAAATTTGTAACTCTTTGATATTCAACAAAGTTTTTTTTCTAGAGTTGTTTGGCAAGCTTTCAATTTGTTGATAAAATGCGAGCGAAGCGAAGGAAATAGGCTAAGAGGCTCACAGATAGCTTTAGAATCCACTTTCTACCTTTACCCTTGTCTGGCTATTCAAAAAGCTTGAAAACGATTTTTCAACCTAGAGTTGAATTTACTCAACCAACCTCAGGTTGTATCGCAAGCAATTTGCATTAAAATAGAATCCAATTGGTAACCATTAAACCTATTCCCAAAGCGAAAAAAAGTTATTGACATCGAAAGCGAGATAAAATATTTACGCGCGTACGCGATTTAATACAATGGGGGGGTGGGGATCGAAGATCGAGTCGCGTCGCACGTGTATTATCATAAACTACCCCTTTAAAAATTATGTAACTCAAGGGTTTTGCTTGACTTTGTGCAAATGTTTTAATATAAGTACTTGTGCAAGAGGACCAAGTAGATCAGATTAAGTCAGAGTTACTTTCTGATATAGATCTTAAGATTAAAGAATTTGTAAAGAGTTCTGAGCTTGATGGTGTTAAGGCATTAGAGAAATACAATCCTGAGAAAGCTGCTAAGATATTGTTTTTGAGTGCTAGTGGCAAGACTCAAACCCAGTTAGTACGTAAGTACGGGCTCAAGCGAGATACTATTGTACGTGTCCTAGCTACTTATGCTGACCATCTAGGTAAGTGGAGGGAGCTTGGTGGTCAGATAGCTTCTTACTCTTACTTGAATATTAGTTCTTTAGAGGAGGATATGGTGCAGGAGGTACGCTCTAGCATGGAGTCAGGTAAGCTTAAGCCTACGTTTAAGGACATTAAGGATATTAGTATAGCTAAGGCTAACTCTGCTAGAGAGGCTTTATTGGCTAGGGGTGAAGCTACGTCAATCAACAGAGAAGAGAAGATTTACACTGATGAGGATTACAAGGAGCTTATGGAAAGGGCTAAGAACAAGATGAGGGAAGCTCAGGTAATAGATTTAAACGATGAGCGGCAAAGGTGACAGAAACAGAACCACTGATAGGGACGCATACAATCAAGGATGGGAGCGCATTTTTGGGGGAAACATAGATTCGACTCAGGAAAATACTCCTGAAGACGTGGGTGCGAATCCCACTTCCTCCACCATAGAAATAACGCCTTTTAGGGCAGACCCAATTAAGCACGATATCACACGTATTGTCTAATGAACAAGAATCTAGAACTAGTTTATAAGTCCTTAGACACCATTAACGAAGATTGGGATACTGCTTTAATAGCTGTTGTTACAGAAAGCGGCTTCGAGTACGATATTTTTACTAAGATGGATAACGAAGAAGCAAAAGAGAACCTAGCTGTTATGTTAGCTTTAGCTGCTAAGAAGTCTATACAAGAGCTAGACAACCTAGAGTGGTCCGAACATTAAGTTTACTGAACATCCTTTATTAGCTCCTCCTACAGCAAAAGAGATAGTTTGGCTGTACGAGAACGACCTTAGCTTGCTTAAAGAGCTTCATAAGGCTCACGAAAGCAGGATTAAGGCATCTGAAGATGATCCTATTCGTCATGGCTTTAACTTGCCTGGTTGGGAGCGTATAAAGGAAGGATTACAGCAGTACAATGAATGCTTAGTCCTTGGTGGCAATAGATCAGGAAAGACCACAGGTTTTGCTAAGATAGTAATGGAGGCAGTGACTGAAAGTAACGATGGTCACTTAGTCTGTT